GGCTCACCTGATTCTAGCATACCGCCCGCGGTGGACGCAACCCCGCGGGCTTTTATTATGCCTGGGGGAAAGGAGCGATTATGAACCGATTGAAAGCCCTTTTTTTTATTTTCTGTCTAGCTGCCCTTTCCTGTTCTGGGCCTGCCTGGCCAACACCCACCGGCGCCCCTGGCCAGGCGCAAATTATCACCCCCAACCAGGCGCCCACTATCACCCAGGCAGCGCGCACCATACAGTCGGTTGCGGTTACAAAGTTGGCTGCCCGGATTGATAAAACTACCGCAACACCTACACCGGCGATCTGCCTGGTGCGGACCGGCGTAGAAGGTGGTCATTTGCATTTGCGCGTGGCGCCCGGGATCCAAAGCCCGGCGCGGGCCTGGCTGCTCGAGGATGACGAGCTGCAACCCCTACCCACCCCACCGGTAGGAATCTGGCTGCCTGTGCGAGCTGGAAATATAACCGGCTGGGTAAATTCCGAAATGACGAGCTGCGAGGTAAAACCATGAGAAACCACGAAAGAGAATTAACTAATTTGCTTCGAAACCTCTCAGATAGAGAAATGCGTGAAATGTTGGGGGTCGCTTACTTCTTAACCTGGTGGCATACGCGGAAGATTTATAACCCCTTCAACCGGAGTCCAATGAGCATTTTAGGATTGATGTTGATCGGGTTTCGGGAGGTGATTCTCACGCGGCTGAGAACAAGGGGGATTTATGGCTAACGAAACGACTGAGCTGCTCCGCAAGCTTAGAATGCTTGACCCAGAGGAAAGGCGCCAGGCAGCCCAATTCATGCGCTTTATGCGACGATCCCACCGGATACAAAACGCCCTCGATCGCCTGGCCCTGCTGGCTGCGATCCTGGTAACGGTGATTATAGGCCTGGCTGTAGTACTCACGGTTACCTCATGGGCTGTTTTGAAGCCTTGTATGCGCGCCCTAATCCCTCTACCGCTAATCCTCTTCGTGCTGGCCCTGGCAGCCGTGACGATAGCGGTAGCTTATATATTCCGTGCTCTTTGGAGGTGAAATCATGAAAGACATAGCAAACACCATCGGGAAGTATTTAGGCCTGATCTTCGCGGCGGCGGTGATTTTATTCACGGCCTCGCTAACCTTACAGCTGGCCCAACGTTTGATTCCGGATAACGTTTTTTTGCAGTATATGACCCTGGTCCTGTTCGACGTGGCGGCCTTCGTGTGGTTCGTAATGTTTATTACCCAGGCTAAGGGAACCGTTCAATGGGCCCTGGCCGGGATCGGATTCCTCGTGGGGCTGGCTGGCGCTATCATCATGGCAGGCGGCGAGCTGATTCTCGGGCAAAAGCTGGTTGTAATAAGCGACCCTTCACGGATCGGCTGGGTTCTGGTCGCGACCGTCATCATAGCGGCCTTGACTCATGTTACCCTGGCCTATGCGTTTCACTTCTCGGACCCAGCGGTAAAGAATCGAGTCGAAAATGCCCAGGAAGTATCTAAGGCGATCTCCCGTGCATACGAGGACGCCCGCGCTCAAATTGCCCGCAACGCTGATCTGCTCACGGCGGGCCTGGTGGAGTCTACTCTCTTCGAAGCCGGGCAACAAATTAGCGCGGCTACAGTCTCGCATATCCGAAACGCTAATGCGCTGGAAGAAAAGACGGCTGAGCTCTTGCGCGGCGCCCCGGTAATCTCTGAGAAAAAAGACAAGCCTGGTGTCACCTGGCCGTGGGCCTGGCCATGGAAAAAGGCAGAGGAAACCGTAAGCTATAACGCTGAAACCGCCGCACCCTCTCAGGCGGTCACGCCCCCTTTCGGCAAAAATGGGACCGGCAGCGAGGAGGAGAAAACATGACCCCAACACCCAAGAAACCAAAGCGCGTATTCAAAGTGATCTGCGGTTATTGCGGAAAGATCTTCGATGCTGAGTCCGACCGGCGGCGCTGGTGCTCGGATGCGTGCAAAATGCAGGCTTACCGGGCGCGTAAGGCGAAACGTGAAACGATACCAACACCGTAACACGTAACGAAAGGCGCCCATAATGGACACATCCAAACAACAAGCTGGCAGCCTGGGAGGCCGTGAGACGGTCCGCAAATATGGCCCTAAACACATGGCCGAAATCGGCAAACGCGGCGCGGCGGTCACGTGGGCCCGTTACAGCCTGGCGCCCGTTGGATCTTCCGGCTGGGCCATGGTAGAGCGGAATACGGGCACAATCCGGGCATTATCCGGGTACAACCCCAGGCCGAGATAACGATCGGGCAGCCCTGGCCATGGCTGGGGCTGCCTGGTTGAATGTTTGCGCGCAAACGTCGGATTACTGGCGAAAAATGCTTATTCGCGCTAGAATCCCCCTTAACAACGCAAAAACGCCCTGATGCTTGGCGGCTGGGGCGTTTGCGTGGGACACGCTGATCGCTTTGAAGCGACCGGCGGGCTTTGCTGTTACGGTTTATTCTACAACCGGACGCGCGGCCTGTCAAGCGGTGTCCCTGGAAAGCTGGCAATATGGGAACCAAGGAATTGACGGATTCGAAAATGCGTTCTATAATGCTTTTAGATTTTGCCGTTGTACAGCGGGCGACAATACCGATCATACGGGCGCCTAAGTACCGGGAAGTCCATAGCCGTGTAAGCGGTATGTGATATTCCCTACTTAGGCGCCTTTTTTGTTAACATCATCGATCAACCTGCTTAAAAGCCGACCGCCCGGCGGGGAATCCGGGCGGGACGGAGAGAGCGGGAGTAATCATAAGGAAGGCTTATGATCACCACACATATTTTACCCTCGTACAGCTCGAAACGCAAACCCTACCAGAGGGGGAGCGTATGAGCGAATCTCCAGCAATCCCTACCAATTTACAATCGGCCCTTTCCCACGCGGCGCGCGGCTGGTACGTTTTCCCGTGCGGTCCTGACAAACGCCCTCTTACCCCGCATGGGTTCAAGGATGCGACTCTCGAGCATGAGCAAATCGAATCATGGTGGATCGAACACCCTGACGCGCTGATCGGGATACATTGCGCCCGTTCGGGCTTTTTTGTGCTCGACGTGGATCCGCCGGATGGATTCGAGTCCCTTCAAAGCTTGGCCAGTCACTACAATGGCGGCGATGGCCTGATTCCTGGAATTACCCAGGATACGCCTCGAGGCGGCGCCCATTATCTTTACAGGCTCCCCCGAGATCTGCGTGTTCCAAACAATGCCGGCAAGCTGGGCCCGGGCCTGGACCTGCGATCGGATGGCTATATTTGCACGGGCAGCGGCTACACCTGGCTTGATGGTCATTCACCTGATGAGCTCGGGCTCACCGACGCCCCGGCCTTGCTATTGGACAGGATACGGGCCCTCAAGACGCCGGCGGCGAAAACAGCCCCCAGGAAGCCCCAGGCTGAAAATAACGGGCACAAGGCGGCGGAAAGTGGGGAGTATTGGCTGCAAAAAGCCCTGGGACAGGCCCACGAGGGCACCCGGAACGAAACCGGGTTCTGGCTGGCCTGCCAGCTCCGCGATTCTGGTCTGATCCTATCCGAAGCTGAAAAACTCATGTGTGAATATGCCAGCCAGGCGCCCGGACCTGGCTATACCGAATCCGAAGCGATCGCCTCGGTACGATCGGCTTACACCCAAGGCGCCCGGGATCCGGCTCGAGGCGACGGCTTTTCGGCTGCCAGCCTGTCCAGCCTGGCAGCGGCGCCCGGCGAGCTGCTACAGCCCCAGGCAGCCGGCAGCGATTTACCTACCTCGATCCCCACACCTGGTCTTTTCAAGTGCGATGACATCGGTAACGGTGAACGGCTGCGCGTGCGGCATGGGCGCAAGATGCGTTACGTCAAAGAGCGCGGCTGGCTGGTATGGACCGGCAAGGCCTGGGAAGAGGACCGCGGGCAAGTTGACACCTGGGCCAAGGAAACCGCCCGGGCAATCTTCGCTGAGGCGGTTGATTGCGAGGACCAAAAGCAGGCAGTAGAGCTATTCCGGCATGCCCGCAACACTGCGAATCGTTCGCGGCGTGTGGCCATGGTGGAAGCCTGTGCGAGTGAGCCCGGGATACCTAAAAAGCCGGCTGACTTCGATCAGGATCCTTGGCTGCTTAATGTTCAAAACGGGATCATAGACCTTCGGACCGGTGAATTGCGACCGCATGAGCCCCAGGCAATGCTAACCAAAATCGCCGGCACCTATTACGATCCGGAGGCTGATTGCCCTCTCTGGCTGCGTTTCCTGGATCGTATATTCGATGGAAACCCGGAATTAATTGACTTTTTGCAAGGAGCTGTAGGTTACAGCCTGACCGGCAATACTATCGAGCAATGCTTATATTTTCTCTATGGCTCTGGCGCAAACGGAAAAAGCACATTTACCGGCGCGGTTCAAGATATGCTGGGGGATTATGCTCAAAAAACCCGGGCTGAAACCTTCCTGCAGAAACATAGCGATCAAATACCCGAGGACGTGGCGCGGCTGGCCGGCGTGCGCTTCGCCCTGGCTGCTGAGCTCACCGGCGGGCATTTGAACGAGTCTTTGGTCAAGGACCTGACCGGCGGTGATCGCCTGGCTGCCCGTTTTCTACACCACAACACTTTCGAGTTTAAACCAGTCGTCAAGTTATGGCTGTACGGCAATGCCAAACCTACGATCTCTGAAACCACTGAGGGAATCTGGCGGCGCGTGCGCCTAGTGCCCTTCACGGTCATCATTCCCGAAAATGAGCGCGATGGTAAATTACCTGAAAAACTACGCACCGAGCTGCCCGGGATTCTGGCCTGGGCGGTCCGCGGCTGCCTGGCCTGGCAGCGGGAAGGCCTGAGCACGCCGGCGGCGGTTAAGTTGGCAACCGATTCTTATCGCCAGGAACAGGATGAGATTGGGCGCTTCCTGGCTGAGTGCTGCGTATGCGAAGATGGCAAAACGGCGACCGCGGGCGTCCTATATCAGGCTTACCAGAAGTGGGGCGGTGGATGGTCCCAGCGGCGATTCTCCCAAGCCATGGGCGATCATGGTTATAAAACCGATGGTCGGGACGGCGCCGGGCGTGCGATCTACCGCGGAGTAGGACTGTTCGAATCAGCCGGCAGATCCGCAAGCGAGGGGGAATCATGGCAGAATTAGCCCTTTTTCTGAGGTATTCTGAGGCTTCTGAGGCTTCTGAGGCAATAGTAGGTATATTTAAGAATCAAAAAAAGCCTATAGAAAATATAGAAAAATACCGGAAATTACCTCAGATGCCTCAGAAGCCTCAGAGCATTCAAGAGCTCTTTTTTTATCTGCAATCTTGCAATTGCTTATTCATAAGGGCAAATTCGCAATGTCCTACGTTTGCGCGCAAACCTCGATGGTTAACAGCCTTACAACCCACGAAAGGAGATCCGCACATGGTAAATATTGACACCCCTTATGTCTGCCTGGGCCTGGCTGTAGTACAGCAAGCGGCGGTTGACTTCTCCGAGCGGGGCGATCTGGAAGCCGGGCGTTGGCTGCTTCATGATGGCCTCGAGTGGGCTGAGCTGGCAGCCGATCAAGCTTTTTCTGAGGATGCCTGGCGCCGGTGGATTGCGGAAGGCTGTCCCAGGCTGAACCTCAAGCGCAATCGGAGCGGGGATGACCGATGAAACCGAGCACCAAGAAGGTCAAAGAATTACAGCAAGAATTGGCCAGTACCCGTATAGCCAGGTTTCTAGCCCGGCGCGCCAATGATGCTGACGAAATCATACTTTTCACTGGCCGGGAAAAAGCAATCATCCGGGCTATTGGGAAGATCAATCCGGAGGGGCAAGCCTCCCCGGCAGATTCAATAAACGCAAGTGAAAGCGAGGACGATATGCGAAAGCAAGCACAAATCGAGGCCGATCTGCAAAAGATCCGCCAGGTTATAACCAATGGGCAAAGTGAATTGCTCAAGCTCAAAGAGGCCGAGGACGCTGCTCAAAAACAATGGCAAGAGGAGCTCCTTGACCTGGGAAAGTCTGAGATGCCCGAAACGTTGAAGGCCATTCATGCCAGGCAAGAGGATCTGACCGCAACCCGGGCGGCAGCCGAGCGCAAGCAAAAGGACCTGACCCTCGAGCTGAATGAGTGTCAAATGGCAATTCGCCTAAAAGGTCGCGATGAGTTTCACGCTGACTTTTGGGGCAAGCTGGAAAATCTCAAGGAATCCTTGGGCGAGCTGGCCAGTAAATTCGCAGAACTGGAAACAGTGATCAGAAATGCGAATGAAAAAGGAATTGGTGAAGGAATTACTATGGATTTTGATATTTCCTTGCGGAAATTCTCAAGCTTGAAGGCTGCCCTGTTTTCTGAGCTGGGTAAGGCTAAGTCGGGATTGGATTCAATCCTGGCGAACAAGCCGAAATAATTGCGAGGTTCACCTTGGGCGCTGGAGCCAGGGTGATACACAAGAAGCTGACGGCTGCCCGGGTTCTACTCCTTTCGTACCCGGGCAGCCTGAGGCGTAAATAAGAAAACGAGGAAACTATGAAACTCTATCAAAAGACTTGTGTCGTTCGGGCAGGAGAACAAATCGGGGAGCCGATTTATACCGAGGGTCGCGCGTTGCGATTCTTGGGACTGCCTATTGATAAAACTGGCTATCCGGCCTTTGCTGACGATGTGGGTTTTGACGGTAGTTTTGATGGTGTGGTATTCACGCCGGTATTGGACTATACCGGTGCACCGTTCGTCATACCACCCCAGGCAAAACAGAACGTTGTCCCAATCGATAACTATCCAAAGGCTGAGTTTATCTTTCTGCCCATTCGAGACGGCGCTATTTTCGAAGGGGTGTTGATGGTCAGAATTGTCACACCCGTGACGGTGCTCAAGGACCAGGTTTATACCCTGGTGTTTGGGTTGGAGTAACAGCCATGGACAAGATCCCCCAATTCATGCAAGAGCTTACAGACCTCGAGGATCGTATGCGTAGGGCGCGTGTGATGGCAGAGCGCAACAGGCTCAAACAGGCGCTTGTTGCTAAGGCGCGAGAGGGAAACCAATACCTGAAAGATAATGGTTTGCCCTATTACCAAGAGGATCAATCCTCCGCATTCACAGGAGTGCTTACGGCTCAACAAAAGAAGGATGCGGATGAGCTTCGCCGCGAGGTTGATGACATTCTACGCGGCAAGGGAAAGCGGACTCTGCGCTATCCCTGATCTTTGTGGGTTCAGGTCGAGCAATCGGGTACCGTTGCGCCTGATTGTTGCAACCCTCCTTTCTGACAGCTGGCGCCGGGTTCGTGACTGACCCGAGCCTGGCGCCAGCCAAAGGGGAGGGGGGTAAAAAAGTTTTGACGTGGAGTTGAATAGCGGGCGTGGCCTGCATCGCGAAAAAAGTTCCCCGATCGAAACTGTAAAAAGGCGGTTCTATGCCTACTCCGGTAAAAACTGAGGAAAAGATAAAAAAGCACCTGACCAACGCCGAGCGCGCGGCGCGCCAACGGGCAGAGGATGAGATCGCGCGGGATAAGCGGACCTGGTTGAAATGCCCGGACTGGCTGGATGCTGACGCTAAGAAGATCTTCGAGGAAACAAAGCGACGGCTGAAAGGGTTGCACCTCCTGGATAATTGCGACGTGGAGCTGCTGGGGATCTACTGCGACGCGGTAAGCAAATACCGGGCAGCGAGCAAGCTCCTAGCAACGGTCGACGATGAAGGCGCTCCCCTATCGACGCCGGACGATCTCAAGGCCTGCCAGGCCTGGGCCCGGCTGATTGCCCAATATGCGGAAAAGCTGGGGCTTACTCCTACAGCGCGCGCACGCCTGGCCAAGCGCAAGGCTGAGCAAGAGCCTTTGGACGATCTGGAAACGCTTCTCAACGATGTAACCAGTTACGTGAATGGACAATGAAAGTTATTCGAGCAATCATTCTGGTTCTTATAGTCTGCGTGGTGGCTGCCATGTTTGACGAAGCGCGTGCGACCCGGGCGGTGAGGTTCTACGAGAGCCTGAAGCACACCAAGGGGCGGTTCTTCGGGCAGCCGTTCACGCTACTGCCCTGGCAGGCCCAGATCGTGCGGGATGTGTATGGCACGGTCAATGAGCGCGGGGTGCGGCAGTATAAGTACGTCTATCTCGAGGTGCCCAAGAAAAACGGGAAAAGCGAGATGGTCGCCGGTGCAGCGCTGTTCCACACGTTCGCGGATGGAGAATGCAACGGTGAGGTTTATGGCTGCGCAGCTGACAAGCAGCAGGCCAGTATCGTCTTCGATGTAGCCGTGGATATGATCGACCAGGTCCCGGCGCTGCAGAAGCGCGCCAGGCTGAACCTGAGCACCAAGAAGATCACAGACCGGAAAACGGGGACGTTCTATAAGGTGGTTTCCAGTGAGGCCTACTCCAAGCACGGATTAAACGTGAGCGCGTGCATGTTTGACGAATTACACGCCCAGCCGAACAGGGATTTGTGGGACGTGATGACCTTCGGCGCTGGGGATGCACGCACGCAGCCCATCTGGTGGATCATCACCACGGCGGGCGACGACCCCGACCGGGTATCCATCGCCTGGGAGCAGCACGATTACGCCATGAAGATCCTGGCCGGTAACATCATCGACCCGACCTGGTACCCGGTGATCTATGGTTACGACAAGACCGACCATGACGATGGGAATGACATTTACAACGAGGCCAACTGGTACAAGGCCAATCCCAGCCTGGGGCACACCATCACGATAGAGGCAGTGCGCGAGGCAGCCGAGAAAGCCAAACAGAAGCCCGCCGACCAGCGCTTGTTCCGTTGGCTGCGGCTCAACCAGTGGATTACCACCAAACTGACCACCTGGCTGCCGCTGGACCTATTCGATGCCACGATCGGGACCTGGACCCGGGCCGACCTGCTGGATCAGGAATGTTACCTGGGCCTGGATCTCTCCAGCACCACCGACCTGACCGCCCTGGCGACCGTTTTTCCCCCGCAAGGCAAGCAGCTCGACTGGAGAGTGTTCTGGGATTGCTTCATCCCTGCCGAAAATATGGATGAGCGGATAAAGAAAG